TCATGTCCATTAACTTTACTGTACCAACAGCAGATTTATGGAAGACAAGACCAATAGTTTTACTATCGTCACCTGAGTAGGTGTTGTTAGCTCCACTTGGGTTTGATGATACGTTTGACTGAGGTACGTTGTTACTCATCATCACTGGAATACCAGCAATCTGTTGTACACGACCTGATGCAAATGAACCATTTCCACCTGGGTTGAAGTCAACATCTACAGTTCTTGTAGCTGATTCAGCTAACTTGTAGTACTCAGCAGGTGGTAGTACACAGAAACGATCTGTTGGAGGAATGTCTCTTTCATCAAACGCTTGTGCGATGTCATAGATAGCTGCTGCTAACTCATCACCAGTTACGTTTGCTGAAGCTGTATTACCAGAAGCAAGAGTAGAAACTAATCCACCTGCTCCACCTGTAAGAGTTGTTGAAGCTCTTGAAGCATTAGCAATTACCTTCGCTACGTTTTGATCGTATGTTTTTGCGAGAGCCTTTCCTAGCTCATCAGCGTAAGTCGCACGAACATCGTAGTGATTCATAAGCTCGTCAAGATTGCTGACGAAAGCTTGTGATATTAAAAGATCATCAATAGAAATAATCTTTTCATTTGCCAAGATCTGGTTTGCACCAACTAATGGTGTTCCTGGTGTGTGATCGAATTGTTATCCTAAAGGCTCTTTATCCTTTAGTTCTACATCTTTACCATTGATGTAGTCCAGACTATATCTTCAACCCTGTGGGTTGCAAGGCACTCGTGGAAGCTTTACTGAGTTTCCTCTCGGCTTCTAGTCGTTGAACCTTCCAGTTTGTGTACTGGCTTGGCTGCTGATTGTCCTTTGTTATTGGAGGAGTTCCAGCAATTCACCTTGTTCTATTTATGTTGTTGCCAACATAATGCCCTATCAAATTAAGGCAGCAGTTGCAGCACCTGTAACAGGGAACTGTGCTGATTTACCAGAAGTAATAGTGCGAACTGAATGAAGCTGCTCGTTAAAGATGTTGTTTCTAGCAAAGGCTGTTAGAACCTCACCAGAGAACACTTTCAGAAACAGAGCTTCAAAGTCTGTTCCACTATTGTTTACCAGACCAAGGCGAGATACGGTGGCGTTAGCCATAATAAAACTCCTTTGGATTGATTAATAATTTGAGAAACTAACTTCACTACTGTCTGTTCTCTCAAGTGTTATCTGACGCATCAGGCACTTTTGATATTTAGATTTTCGTTTTGTTGAGTTTATACTGAACCGCAATTCCACTTGCGTAGTGCAAGAGCTTTGCGTGTTAACTTACCATCTTTCTTTAACGGTCCTTTTACCTTCGACATTCTTGCACAAAAAGATTTTCTTCTTGCTTTTTGTCTAGGAGAAAGACCTGTCTTTTTAGTAACAGGAGCTTGCAAGTTTCCACCTGTTGCTCGGTTGTATTTTCTACGACCAGAAGCAGTAAGACCCCCAGTGGGATCTTTATCCTTCTTGGTAAAAGATACATCCTTCGACATAAAGGAAAGATAAGCAGTTAATTAAAATATAACACTCTTATGCAAGTCTTAGCTTTTTTCTGTTTTTATTTCTTCTATGTTGATAACTAATTTTTTTTGGGCCTGTCTTTTCTCTTTTAAATCTGGTCTTTTCTTCACTACTCATTTCATTGGTAGTCTTTGGTGTTTTACTACTAATTCTTTTTGATGGTCTGCAAGCAGGGTAGCCACGTTGATCACCCTTCTGTCTTCCACAGGGTTTACCTGTTTTAACATCTACCCACTTTTCTTTGAACCATCTTGTAAGACTCATTTGCCTACTTCTTTTTGTGCGGCAGTATGTGCAGCTTTAAATGATTTACCTTCACGCATAAGTTTCTTCATAAGGTTCATGTGTTTAGGTGTGTGATGAACTGAATGTGCCTTCAGCTTTTTCATCTGGCTAAGATTAAGCTTTGCCATTTTTCTTTTTCTTTGACTTACGAAGAAGCATCAGATCTTCTCTAGTGATTTTGCCATCACCAGTTTTATCTAGTTGTTTTTGTTTTTTTGTTAAAGGCATAATTAAGTTTTACGATAACCTCCACCACGTTTTTTATAGGTTCTAACCAACCAGGCATTAGCATAAGCAGAAGGATAGACTCTAAACTTCTTCTTTGCTTCTGCCTTAACCCTTGAATACAATTCTGGGTTGGTTGGTGTGTTAGCCATAATTAACGACCAGTGTTAAATACATCACTACCACCTAAACGTCTTTGAACATCTTCGGTGTATGTGACATCTTTACCATAGCGTGGATCTGACATAGCGGTAACTACCTCTGCTGTAGATCTAAATGGTGCAGGTCCACTTTGAGAAGCACGACCTGTTACTAAGTTTGGTTCAACACCCATAGCATTGTTGTATTGAGAATAAAGACCTTGTACTGCAAACTTAATTGCAGTTGCATTTCCTGTTTCTGTTAAAGAATTAAATTCATTAACTTCATTGGCAGGGAGGTTGTCAACAGCCCATGCCACCATCTTACTGTAATTATCATCACCACCGACAGAATCTTTTATACCCTGTATCTGAGCAGAAGCAATATCTTCTCCTGTTACACCACCATTTCTTAATCCATCAAGATAGGTGTCGATAACTTGTTTAGAGAAACCTGCTTCTCCTAGCTTTGCGTAATCATCATCATTGATCTCACCTGTTTCTGTAAACCTGTTAGAGATTTCCTGTGGATCAATACCGACTTCTTCTAATACAGAAGCAAGTCCATCGCCATAATATTCTTCAGCATCAAAGTCAGATTCTGTTGTTTCAGTTTCTTCCTGTTCTGAAGTTTCAGCTTGATCTTCTTCTGTAGCCGCACCTAACTTACCTTCAAGTTCTTTGTAACTAGCAGCTAGATCTTCTACTGATTTGAACTTTCCTAAGATAAGACCGTTCTCATCAGTTTCATTTTTTGCAAGAGTTTCTAAATCTTGACGAGACATAGGGGGTGTCTCGGTAACATTTACCTGGGATGATGTCATAATATTTTGTTAACTATAAGTAAGTGTACGACCATTTTTAGTTTCGACCACCTTTGGTTCATTTGGTTTTGGTTCATCATTCACACCAAGTTTGCTTACTACTGCTTTTGCAGGTACAAACTTTCCTTCTTCATCTCTTTGTCTAGGTTTCTTGGTTGGCATCAGATTCCTCCGTTAGTTGTTGTGCATTTGCATTTTTTTGTGGATCAAGCAATGGTGATCCGAGAGCAGCAGGTCCGAGATGTTGGATAAGCTGCTGCTGTTGCATCGCTTCCATCTCTGCCTGTATCTCTTCTTGTGTCTTTACTAGGTTAGCAGTATCTATGCCAATTGAATTTGCCAAACGTTTTATGGCTTCATCTACATTCATGTACTGTCTCATAATATCTGGGCCTAAAGCTTGTGAAACCGTTCCAATAAATTCAACAAGCTTATTGCGATCATTACCACGACCAAGCCCTTGAACACCTGTCACAATCTTGGGTTTGACTATTTTATCTGGTAGTTTTGGAGCTTTACCAGAACGTACAAGCATGTGCATCCTACGTTTTAAATATGGTAGTTGAAACTCCTGTGTAAGTATTGAGTAAATACCACCAAGACTGTTCTCTAGTTCATTAGCCATCATAGTAACTTCTGCTGCTGTTACTCTCTCTGCATCTCTCTGTACAGACCTAGCCATAAGAAAGGCATACTCTAGTCTTGATTCAATACGTTGTATTGCAGAGAAAGATACATTGAAGTCTGCTCCCTTACCAACCTGCATGACAGAAATATCTGCTGCACTTCCTTCTCTTATTGCACCATTAGGAGCTTTGGCTAGTGTTGCTGCTCTGGTTACACCATTAGGATTTACAAGGAATATAGTCTTGGCTGATGCCGCCGCACCTTCTATGATTGCTTGCATCAAAGCTTCTAAACTAATCAAGTCTCCTCTATATTCTTCTACATAACCTCTTCCATAATCTTCTCCATCAATGCGAACAAACCTGAGAGTAATCCAAGGTGATACTTCTACTTTTGATCTGCCATCAGTGCCTGGGATCTTTTCTCCTTTACATTCCTGATACCACATAAAGTCATCATTTACTCTTCTGACATATGTGTATATATCAAGGTCACTATCCATTGTCTTTTCGTCATAGTTCTCTTTTTTCTTGATCTGTTCTAAAAACTCTGGTGACAATGCATTAGGGTTGACTGATTCCTGTGTAATAATTTCTAATACATTACCTACCGCATCTCTTTTACATACAAACTTTGATAGTGGATATACTTTCAGTCCATCATCTGTGAGATAGAGAAGAACATTCCCTCCAACAATCAGATGTTTGAGTGCTTCAAACATTGCAACTCTGTCGTTAGAGATCTCTATCTCATTCATCAAAGCTGTTTCTATTGTTCGTAATCCTTTATCTATCTCTGTTTCTAACCCTTCCTGTCCTTGCTTCAGCAGTTCAAGACTATCAATACTTAGTTTGAAGAAAGCAGTAGATGGTGGTAGTAAAGCAAATAATAGTTTAGATGCAAGACTGTTCACACCTCTAGCACCTACAGCTTGAAAAGGTGTTTTGATCTTTGCTCTTGTACCTGTTGTACTTTCTGGTATGAGACTAGGAATTGTAAGTTTAGAAGATTCCTTTGCTTCTCTATCGAAGGTAGATCTTGCACTTTGTAGTTGTGCGTATCTAC